TACTGCGGCTGTGCCTAGTGCTGTAGTACCTTGAACCCCAGTAACGACAACAACTGCTTCGCCTATTACAGCGACGGTACCCGTCTCGCCAGTGGCGGCATTACCAAGGACTTCAACAGCGCCATCGGCTTCTACCGCGATGTTTCCAAGTATTGTGGTGGCTTCTACGCCCGTAACATCAACTATGGCAGCGGCAGCGACGACAGGGGTGCCTATCTCTCCAGTGCCTTCTACGCCTGTTACGTCCGCTCTGGTACGTAGATCAACGGTAACTGAGCCGGTATTACCTGTGGCTGTAACGCCTGTAACTAAAACATTGGCGTCGGCTTCTACCGAGATGCTTCCCACCGCAGTGGTAGCAGAAACCCCAGAAACATTAACTATGGCCTCTGCATAAACCGCAGCAGTACCAAGTTGGCCCGTAGCCTGAACGCCGGATAGGGTTACGCTAACAGAGACATTTGCGTCATCTGCTATGGGAGCCGAAGCTAAAGGGTAAAAACCTAGCATGACGCTCCTCCCTTACACACTCCAACCTATGGTGGCGTCAATATAGGTCATTGTTATTTCGGCGTAATTTTTGTCAAACGTAAGGTTTGTTGCAGAGGCCGCGATGTTTTGTCCGTTGCGTGCTACTGTAAATGGGCTACTAGCTGCATTGCCCGTACCGTCTTTAACAATCACAAAAGCCCCAACAGCGGGGGAAGCAGGTAGTGTAATAGTAATCCCTGCTGTTTTTACTGTTAAGAAGTCGCCCGATACTGCTGTTGTATTCGCTGTAACAACTTGAGGGCCGGTAACTGCAAGTTGGCCTCCAATAGTAGCGGTACCTGTGACGCTTACGCCTGTGCTTGTCGTTTGTATTCTTGATGTGCCGTCGTAATATAATTGTGTTGCGCCATTAAGGGTGTGTAGCAGCGCCCAATGGTTATTAACGTCGTCATAAAGACCCATAGCTGACGAGTTATCGTGCATAAACACGACACGGCCGCCGATGCTGTAACCTTCGTAACCACCATGAGCGCCGCCGTCAGCTTGAATAGAGCCGTAGCTACCCGTAACAGGTTGGAAGTATCCGTTGCCTGTATCGCCTAGACGCACACCTGTAGTATTGACGGTTATCTCGGAGCTGCCGCCCGTTTGAATAGTAACGGTGTTTGTGCCAAACAACAGTCGAGTGTCTGTGTCGCCTTCGTGGTAGAGCGAGCCTGCGAGGTAGATGTTGTCCACGGCGTTTAAATTGCCGTTGATGTTTACCCCTGCAAAAGAAGGAGATGAAGTTGTATCTAAGGCTTGGTTGGCTGAGTATGCTGTTGCTCCGTCCGCGACGTTTAACAAAGTCCTTGCCGCAGCGGCGGTATAAGAACGCCCGTAGGTATCTGAGCCGTTAGTTCCCGTAAACCTACCCATACCAGAAGTAAGGCCAGTAGTAGAGAATGTCCCGGTAGAATTGTAGTAAGTTGCAAAAACGTAACCGCTTCCGTCACGAGCGACGACCTTACTTGCTGTTGCTGTAGTGGTGGCATCGACGTTTAGTGTGACTGTACCAGAGGTTCCACCGCCGGTTAGGTAGCTGCCTGCTGTTACGCCCGTGATGTCGCCTACGTTGGTAGTGAATCCGGCGTCGTTGTTGAAGATACTTAGCCCGATTTCGTTTGCGGCTTTTCTACGGTCAGCACTAGCGTCAAGAACAATAAACTCGTCCGTGCCTACCATCGGAGCGGTCATGTCCGTTAGCTCAGACAAATCAACCGTAAGCGTTACAGTTCCGCTCGTACCGCCGCCAGACAAACCAACACCCGCAGTAACGCCCGTGATGTCGCCTACGTTGGTAGTGTACCCTGCGTCGTTGTTAAAGCCGCTGTTGTTAATGTTGGCTTTGGTTAGTTTTCTCTGTACACCGCCGGTATCGACAACTACAAAGTAATCGCCGTCCCCATTCGTGGTGGAGGTTGTCAGCTCGTTTAGGTTCAGAGTAATGGTAGGGGTTGCCCCCTCGCTTGAAGCACTTCCGTCTAGGCCCGCACCAGTTGCAATAGTCGCAACGTAGTTACCAGTGGTATCTGTACCCAAAGCAACAGAGTTAGCCGCGATAGTCGCCGCTATGCTTACATTACCCGTGCCGTCAAAACTACCCGAAGTGCCTGTGACATCACCGGTTAGACTGATTGTCCTGCCTGTAGCCAAAGCAGTAGCGGTAGCGGCATTTCCCGAGGTATTTTGGTTACCTGCGGTATTAACACCGGGCAAGTTAATATTAGCTGTGCCATCAAAACTAACCCCGCCAATGGTGCGAGCAGTTTGAAGGGCAGTCGCAGTTGCGGCATTACCTGTGGTGGAGCTTGAAGTTGTAGCATTACCCGACAAAGCAGCCGTAATCGTACCCGCACTAAAGTTACCAGAGGCATCCCTAGCGACTAATGTGGAAGCGGTGTTGGCTGTAGCGCTTTGCAGGTCTTCTGCGGCAGCAGTGACAAAAATAGTCGCACTACCAGAAAGGTTAAGCAAAGACCCTGTACTACTCTCGTCAAGCGTACGAGAAAGCGTCGTACCCGACGCCGTATAAGTGCCCGTGCCTATTTCCCACGCAGTACCGTCTTCTATGGTGTACCGGACAACATCAGCATCAGATACGCCTGAAGCAGCAAAAGTCTGAAACCCTGCTACCGCAGAGCCAAGCGTAACTGTCCCTGTCCCCGTCGTAGCGGTGGACATTTTAGCTCTATTTACTAAAGTCACCATAGCTAGGGTCTCGCGGTTTAGGCAATACGGATAATAGCGTTACTTGCATCAGCAGCAGGGAAGACAATAGTAAAGTCGCCCGCAGTTGAAGTCTTGTCAGAGCCAAAATCCAGAACCGCAACAGCAGGATTAGTGCCGCCGTCAGCTAAATAAATCAAAGCGCCACGAGCAGTAATAGTCGCTGAAGACCACGTAGTGTCCGCAAAGTCTAAGAACGCTGTAGTGCCACTTGAAGCAGGGTTAGCTGAGATAGTCAGCGTGTTTCCGCCCGCAGTGTAGCCTGTGCCTGAAACTTCGTTAGTTGCGCTGTATGCCGTAGTAGTGGCGTCTAGCGTAGCTGATGAAGTAAACAGAGCAATCTTGAATGTTTGTGCTGTGCCGCTGCTGAAGTCGAAAGTGCCATCAAGCACGCCGACTTTGAACGATGTAACCATAGCTTGTGTGATAGCCATTTTTCTTTCCTCTCTTAAATGTTACGGGCCGGGCGATTCCGATTTAATTGGCAGTCTAATCATGCCATCTCTAAACTCATCACGACGACGGCGACCTTGCTGCTCGATGCCGAGACCTTGTATGGCCTGCTTATAGCTGTTTTCAAAATATGTCAGCATATCAAGCGGGCCTTTCGTGTAGCTATATGCCTGTATCAGGCACGCATATAAAAGCGCTTCAGGAGCCTTGGTACTTATCCAAGTTGTCGTGTTTGAAGACGACAACTGTTGCGGCTTATATATGTATCCTAACTGAACTTCGTAGTTAGCGTCCGGTGTAGGCGCAATGTAAAACGTGTTCTGGTCCCACACCGAATAGTATTTAGGAGTGCCTGTTTCTGAGTAGTCGGGCCAATACTCTTTCATGAAAGAGGTGTCCCTAAACTCTAAAAAGGTCTGATCTCCGTTAAACGTCGCCATTATGTAGCGATGAGTCAGTATATCGCTTGGTGAAACTAAGAACCTATTCCCCGAGGTCATGTTTGCGGTAGCTTCAACCTTAAACACATCGAGGTCGATGTCGCGTAGAATCCGGTTCTCCGCCATCAAAATAAACGTGTCTATGACCGAGTTGGAAAAGACATTGCTGTCTACCTCGGTATAGTTACGTATATTTGTCACTAACTCATCATACGTCATGTAGTCACCACCGTAACCGTTCCCAATGTGCCTATGCCTTCAACTGCAATTGCAGGAGGGGCAGGCTGCATTGATCCCGGCACTGTCTCAAAAGGTGTATCCCCGCCGGTGTTATTAACATAAACATCCAGTGGTTCTGTTCTATCAGGACGAGGGTCCTGTAGAGCTATCGCATCCCCCCTGTACTTTAAGGGAGTTAGCTGCGGCTCTTTTGGCTCATAGTCCTCAGGGCAGACCATAAACCCTTTCCAGTTCTTTTTCAGAGTCTGGTAAGGGTAACGCTGCCCACAATAGTCACAAAGGGCGTAAGAATACTTACCCGTTGCATGAGCCATTTTAGTACCCTACGTCGGGAAGAAAGTACGTGCTTGCCGTATCCCTATCTTCCTGCGCCGCTCGATCAAAATCCTGCTCGTACATCTGTTGCAAAGCGCCCGTGCGATCTGGAGCGTACTTTAAAGACAGCATGTAAGCCAGTCCTGAGGCCAGACATGGAAGGAATCTGAAATTAACGTCCGTATTATTGGTGTAATCTCCGGCGTCTTCCATGCGGCGTATGCGGTAATAAACCAACGTATACGCCTTATCTGCTGCAGGGTATAAATAAGCCTTGGGTGTATTTGTACGCTCAATGTATATCTGAGACGGCCGTGCCTGCGTAAGCTTGTCTGGGACATTGAGGTACTCCTCCCGTCCAATACGCTCGATGTTTATGTCCTGCTGCTGTCCATTAGTTGTTTGACGGATAACTGCGGTCAAAACATTTACCGTATCTGTTGGCAGGGATATCTCAGCGTCGCCTTGAACCAAAGCATAAGTAGCTTGCTCTATGGTCCAAAGATTAAGGCCTCGGTTAGCCCAGTCCAAGAACAACAGGTTTAACGAACGACGAGCCGAGTTAAGCTGATAGCCTGCAGTCATCTGCATGCCACAACGCTCGAACGCCTCTTCTACGAGGTCGTCAATCGAAAGGTTAAAGTCTGTTGTTCCTGAGGTAGCCATTACTTACAGGCCGCTCCGCCATCACGGTATTTCATCATACCGCCACCCATTTTTTTCTGGGGCTTTTTCATCACATCGCCACCTTTATTCATCATGATGGGGTCACCCACCTTACGACTAGGCTTAGATTGAACTTTATTTTTAGGACCAGTTCCTACGCATCCTCCGCCTCTAGTAGCGGCACCCATTCCACGTCCGGCCATGTTACTTACCTCGTTTGGTTGTACGGCCCTTGTGAGCCGAATCTTTCATAATCGTACCATCAGGCATGCGGTGGTAGCCTTTTTTGACTATTCCCCCATCCTTCTTATTTACTGGCTTAGCGGTTTTTGCGGCTTGTTTAAATGCGTTTGCAGTAGGTGCACCCTTGGCCCCTACCTTCCGCATTTTTTCGCCTGAACCCGCTGCAATACGCGCTCTCTTGGCCGCGATATTCGCATATAGTCCTTGTTTAGCTACCATTTTTTACAGCTCCAGTATCGTGCTGAGAATTTATCTTTAGCAGTGTCACAGTTGTGACGAGCCCTAAAGTTGGCTCTACGCTCTGGTATGGCTTTTTTGATCGTCATATTCGGATCGCCAAACCTCACCAGTTTTACGTCGTCTCCCTTCTTGG